ATGCCGTTGATGCCGGCCGTGCGCTCTTGGATCAGCACGCGGAGCGGCGCCCCGCCATCGACAGGCAGCGAGACCAGGTGCCCAGGCCGAATCATTCGCCGCGAAGGCGGGAGCGTAAAGCGCACAGACTGGCGCGTGCTCTGCGCATTCCACACGGCGCTCCAACCGGCTTTCGCCGCATCCTGCCGTGTCATGGCCCAGGTGCGCAGGCTGAGCTTCAGCTCTTCGCCCTCGCTGCCAGGCGGCGAAAACTGCCGCGGTGCCCCGGTCTGGTACTCAAGATTGGGGTCCATGTGCTGCACCGTGACCGCGCGCGGCAGGCTAAGCGGGCCGGCATCGTCGATCGGGAAAGGCGCAGCGGGGATCGCTTGGCCGACCTCGACAGCGCCCAGCTCGTCAGCCGCCAGCTCGTAATCCACCAGCACAGGCCGGCGCTTGAAGATGAGGCGGCCATCGACCTCGGCAGCGACGTTGTTGGTCGCCTGGAGCGCAGTGCCGAGAAGCGCGCTCGCCTCCTGCGGGCCACGCGCCACGGCGCCGATGAAATTGCCGGCCATGCCGAACGTGTCGAATAGACCCGCTTGGATGCCAGCCCGCTTCATCACCCGGCCGATGTGCTCGCCGAGATTCGTCGGGCTGATCGTCAGGACGATGGCCTGATACTGAGCAACGCCGTTGCCATAGCGGGTCATGTTTAGCCCGCCGAAGCGCATGCACACCAGGCCCTCGTAGCTCGGCACGTTGCCGCTGCCAACAGCGGCCTCGATGTACGGGTCTGCGCCCTGGAGCTGCTCGCCGGTGTAGAGTTCGAGCGACTCGGCAACATCGGGCACGAGTTGGGGCAAGTCCTGCGAAATCGTGATCGTGGGGCCAGCGGTGGCGGCGGCGAAGGGGTTCGGGCTGCCGGCAAGAAATAGCTGCTTGGCGAATACGGCGATACGGTTCCCCTGCTTGTCGGTGAAGACTTGCTGTAGCGTGACATCGAACTGGTCCGTGCCAGTAGTGAAGTTGTTTCCAGGATGAGCGAATCCGGAAACCGTCACAGGGTAGCCGATCTGGAGCAAGGCAAGGTTCGGTCCAGACGGCGGAGAAGTCACCCTCAGATAAGCGTACGGTTTGCTGTTGTTCGTCCCAGGGTTAACGGAGGTGGTCGCGCTAATCTGGTTTGAAGCGAGGTTGATATCCGGCGAAAGCTGGAACACCCGCTCGCCGTTGATCCACAGATCCGTGATGATCCCACCCTGCGGCGGCACGTCGCTCGAGAACAGCACCACCACGTCCCGCTTGTAGCGGAACTGCGTCGAATCGGGGCCGGCCTTGCCGCCACCGATCGTCACCTGTTCCTCGACCGGCTCGCCAAGGTAAATCGGCACGCCCTCGATCCGCGCCGTGCCATCGACCCAGCCCATCGGCGCGCCCTCGAAGCTCTGGCCAATCGGCCAATCGTCCACGCGCTGGCCGTCCTGCGCTTCACGCGGGAACAGCGCGGGGAAGATGACCGTCTGGTCAAGGATCGAGCCGGCGACCGACAGGCCAAGGTTGGTCAGAATCGCGCCAGTAAGCGCGCCGCCAGTGAGGCCAGCGGTCGAAGTGCCGAGAGCAGCGACTAGAGCGATGGACGCCATTTGGGCCTCCAGATGGAATGAACGTTGGGCCACCAGGTGGCAATCGAATCGAGCCGCACACGCGAGCATCGGCCGAAGACGTGGACGATGCTCGAATGATCGACCACCACGGCAAGGTGCTTTGGCTCCGAGCCGTTCGTGCGCAGCGCAAGCACGTCGCCCGCGCGCGGCGATTCGACCGGCACGCACGTTGCGAGCAAGCTACGCATCAAGACGAAGGCAGATGGGTCCATGCGATAGGCTTCCTCGTTCTTGATCGTCAGGCCGACAGCTTGCAGCGCGGCGATAACCACGCCCGCGCAATCGAGGCCAAACTGCGGATCCCGGCCTTGATGCTGGAACGGCGCGCCGACAAGGCGCACGGCAGCCGCCGCGATCGCCTCGCCGGTGGCCGCGTCGATCAGTTCGTTGCCGGCTTGATCTGCTCGTCCGTCGTGGGCAGGAACGGCAGGCCTCCGAAGTTGATGTAGTTGCCTAAGCTGTTGCACTTTGCTTGTGTACGGTTGCAGCCAACGATTAGGTCCACTCGGTGGCCGACTTGGAGCGCGAACGGCGGCTGCTGAGCCAGGACAATGAGTTGGTTGGCGTTGTCGTAGGACTGGATGAGCAACTCAATGCCATCGTTCGGCCCGCTGCGGAATATCGCGGAGCCGTAAGCAAACCAGCCGAGCGGCCGAGTGTTGCCAAGATCCTGGACTCGGAAGCTCCGCGGGTCCAGCACGTGCGAGATCGGCGCGTAGTAGTTCGACAGCGGCACGATGTCGAGCTTGCAGGTCAGCGGATCGCCCAAGACCTTCCAGCAGCTCTTCTCTAGGTAGCGCCCGACCTTGCGCTTGAGCCGCGAGCCGATGCCGCCGCATTGCGCTTGCCAAATGGCGCCGTCCTGCTTGGTTGCTTCGACCCACGTGCGGTTGACTTCGAGCGCGCCAAGGAACGGAAAGCGGAAGTCCACCAGAATCTCCAACACCTCGGCGCCGCGGTATCGCCCGGCCCTTAGGTCGGCCTCGGTGATGAGGTCGGAGGTGATGGCGCCTTGCGTGTCTAGGCTGGTCTCGGCCAGGCCGGCGCGCGAAATCGCGGCCGAGGCGTTGGCCGATTGCGTCGGCAGATACTGCTCGCCGTCGAACTCGATCGGCGCAGAGTGCTCGGTGAGGCGAATCACCACGCCATCCCGGCGCGCGATCCGGTAGAGCCGCGCGTGCCGGTGCGCGAAGGTGGCCAGCAGCTCGTCCCGCAGACTCTTGGGCGCCAGGGTCACCATGCCGCCTCCAGTGCGCGCCGCGGCTCGACCGCGGGCAGCCCAGGCGCCTCGTGGACCTGCACCAGCCAGCTCTCGCGCCAGGAATCAGCCCCGGGCGCCGCGAGCTCCTGGACGCGCCCGCGCATCGGTGCCGGCAGCGCGGCGATAGCCTGCTCGATCTCCTGGGCCGGCAGCATCCCACGGGCAGCGGCCGCGCGCACGCTGCGAGCCAGCCTGGCGATGCCATCCTCAGCCTCGAGCTGGGCAACGGCTCGATCGTCTAGGCGCTCGGGCAGCATCAGGCGAACAGCCCGCGCCCGCGCTTCCAGATGCGCTAGGATCGACGCCAGCTCCTGGGCATGCCTCTCAGCCTCCTGAGCGGCCAGGCGCAGCCCGCGCGCGCGCAGGGGCCTCAGCGTGAGCGCCGCCCACAGGGCGCCCCGGCGATGGCCCTCGGCCGCAATCGCCTGGTCCCGGATCGCCCCGCGGCGAGCGTCGATCTCCCGGAGGATCTGGCGGTACAGGCCCCACGGCGTGGCCGCCTGCGGCAGCAGGACGACCTGATCGACCTCCCAGGCAGAGTTCATCCGCCGGAGGTCCTGGAGCATCTCTGCGAGCGTGTGGCTGGTCATGCCTGGCTCCTCCCCGAGGTGCCATGTTGGGAGATACCCGTCCGCGGAGCCGGCGCGCTAGGCTCAGCCCTCCAGGTTTCCAGCGGCCCGTAACTCCAGGCAGCGGAGATGGGATTGCTCAGGCCGCCTGCGGCGAAGTAGACCCGGCCGCCGACGCCAGGTCCGGCCCCCGCGGCGCGCGCCACAACAGCGGGCGCAGACGGGAGCGAGCGCCAGCCCTCGACCGGAGAGGCCGACAGCTCCCAGGCCTGCCGCGATCCATCGGCGAGGTCGGTCCCCTGCCACTGATGCCGGCCGCCCAGGAACACCCGGCAGCCGACGCCCTGGTCCGAGACGTAGGCCGCGCTGGAGACCCCGATCGCCGTGCCGCTCGGCCGATGCGGCGCGAGGCCCCAGGCATCGAGTCCAGACTGGTAACGCTGCACCAGCGATGCATCCTGCCCCATGGCGCCGCCGGACAGGTAACCGAACGGCAGCGGCGCGCCGCCGAGTCGTCCCCCGGTGTGCGAGACCCGCGCCTGCAACGAGGTCGAGCGCTCAGTCCATGCGCCGAAGCCGGCCGTCGCCAGGAACTCCCTGAGTTTGCCGCTCTGCCCCACCCCGCCGTGGACATAGCCCAGCGCGTTGGCGTCCCACGATGCCCCGCCGGTGATTGCAGCGGGCAGCGCCGTCATGGTGCCCCAGGTGTCGAGCAGGTAGCGCTCGGCGCTGCTTAGCGGCCCGTCTCCCCCGCACACGAAGTGCCAATCCTGGCCGCTTGCCGGCAGAGCGAATGCATGCGCCTCTGCGCGATTCGTCGGCGCAGCGGGGAGATTGCGCCACGACGCGAGGCCCGCATCAAAACGGAAAGCCTGGTTGTTCGGCGCAGCAGCACCGTCAATGCCGTGCGAGAACACCAGCCCCGGCGTGCTATCGAGCGCCTTGGCGTCGGTGTAGTCGCCCACCTGATAGACCCAGCGCGGCGCCCCGCCTTGGTAGCCGGCGAAGCTGACGCTGAGCCACTGGCCGGCCGATGCCGTGCCTTCCTCGACTAGCTCGCCCTCCTGGAACAGCATGAGCTGCTCGGCCCCGTCGCGCACGACGAAAGGCGAGACCGTGCCGCGGGTCTGAGATTGCAGCACGGTATCGAAGCCGGTCACGTTGTCGCGGAGTTCGAAGTCGCCCGCGGCGTTGATTGGTTGAAGCAGCACCACGACTCCGCCGCCGAAGTCCACGGGCAGGGCCGGGGGCTCGAAAACGACGTTGCCGAAGCTCAGCGAGCCGTTGCGGACGAAGATACGCCAGTGCTCCAGACCAGGCGCCAAGTCTTGCGGATCCGGCAGCACAAGCGGAATCTCGCCGCCGCCGCAGTCCACGTCAACGAATCGCCGCCCGGGGATGACCACCAGATCATCCCGCCCAGAGACGATCATCCACCCGCCGTAGTATTCGCCGGCTTTCATCGGGCAAACACCCAGCGTTTTTGCCCCGACGCCAACTGGCCCAAATACACCTGATAGGTCGTCAGCCCGGGGATAGTCTGCACAAGAGTGCCGCTTGCGTCGCGGATTGCCAGCAAATCAGAGGTCTGATTCGACAGCGCAAACAGAGGCCCGCCCAGCTTGAGCCCGGATGCGTTAGGCAGTCGCCAGCCGGCGCCGTTGCTTACGCTGCCCGAAATGATCCACAGCCGCGCGACAAGCGGCGAGACCTGGATGTCCGCCCCAGGGTTAAACGACTCTTGAGCCTGCCCGTACAAGTAGCCGGCAGGCGTCTGATAGTCGGCCCGGTCTTCGATCATCGGCACCTGCACGCGATGGTCGTTGAACTGGGCAAAGCTGATCGACAGCAGCCGGTCAGCTTCGGGGGCAAAGAAGACCGGCACGTCGAATTGGAAGCCCGCGCGTACGGCCGCGCCATTCGCCGGAGGCGTGGACAGCGTGACCTTGCCAGTGGTCGTGTCGAGGGTAAAGCCCGAGGTCGTCACGCCGGCGACAGACACAAGCACAGAACCGGATGCCGGCTTGCGAATCGTCCGCTCCCACTCGTAATCCGTGGCCGGGTTGTAGCGCTTGACCAACTGAAACTCGGTGTTGGAGCCGTCCCCGTAGCCGAGCAGCACGTCGCCAGCGGAAGGCGCGCCCCGGTCATTGGCGCCCGTCGAATAGTCGCCGGGGTCCTTAAGCCTGAAACCGTTGAGCGCGCCGCGCCGCGCAATGTAGAACGCTTTGAGCGTGGACATGGACGCCTCGTCGCGCACAGCGTCCAGCGCGTCGTAGACGTGCAACGGATCCTCCCACGTTGCGACTCGCTGCGTGGCCCCGCTGCGAAGCTGAACCACGGAGGAGCTGTAGCCGGGGCCTGCGCTGGTGCCATAGGCGAGCGGAAGCGGGAAGCTGACTTCGTGAAAGCCCATCAGATCGCGGCGCGGCGAAGCGCGTTGTTGACCATTTGGCGCTCGGACAGCCCCAGGCCGCCGACGCCATTCGAGGAGCGGGGACCGCCAGCGCCACCGGAAAAGTTGTTGATGACCGTGACGTTCGGCTGCATCGCTTGAGCGATGGCCCGCACGTTGTCGGCGATCGAGATCGCGACCTGCCCGCGGGCGTTGCGCACAGCCGGCGCCGCAAGCTCGAGCCCGGCTTCGCCGAAAAGGTTGAGCCCCTGGGCTCCTTGCAAGAACGTCGGTCCGCTGAACACGCCGCCCATCCCGAAGGCTTTAGCCATCGTCCAGTTGGGCAGCGGCGAAGCGGAGCCGTTCGAGAAGGCGTTGCCGTTGGCGTTTCCGGCTGCGCTGGCGAAGGCGCCAGCGATCGGCGATCCTGCGCCAGTGAAGAACGCCTGGAACCCCTGCGCCGCAAAGCCGGAGATAAGTTGGTTGCCCAGGTTGGAGAACAGCCCGCGCAGGATGTCGTTCGCGCTCTCGGCCTGCTGGATGATGTCGGCGAATGCTTGGCCGAAAGAGCGGGAGAGGTTCTGGGCTGCGCGCGCCGCGGCATCGCCATCGGCAAGCTCTCCAAGCGCCTTGCGAAGCCGCTCAAGCTCGGCCTGGTCTTGTTCATCCAGCGGCGCCCCGTCGAACTGCTGGCGAGCGCGAAGCAGCTCCAGCTCGATGAAGCGCTCTCGGTTGCCCAGTTTGAGCAGGTCGATCTCCTGCTGGACAGTGACGAGGTTTTCAGCCAGCGCGCGCTTGCCGCGAAGCCGCGCGTTGTCCTGCTCGTCTTGAAGCTGCGCTTGCCGCGCGAGCGCCTCGTTGTAGGCCGAGAGATCGTCCCTCGCATCGAAGAGCTGGCGAGCGAATAGCCCGTTGGCCGCGCCGATGGCGATAGCGGCCTGGGTGCCGAGGCCCATCGCCTTTGCCATCGCTTCGATCTGCGCCGTTGCGATTGCCCGATCTCGCTCGGACAGGTTAAGCAGGTCAAGCTCGAGCTGCTGCGCGGACAGGTACGCGCTCAGCTCTTGGCGCAGCTTGTCGCGCTTCTTAGTCTCTTCGTCCAGCTCCTCGCCGATGGATGCGCCGCGGGGCAGGCCAGCGCCTTGAGCCTGGCCGTTCTCGGGCGCGGCGTTAAAGCTCTCGCGGAGTTGGCCCTTAACGACTTCGACGGCGGCGGAAAAGGCTTCGGAGTCGAGCGCGACAAGGCGAACGCCCGAGACGATTTCGGAGGCAAGCTCCTGGCTCGCCAGGCGGAAGCGCTCTTTGCGCTCCTCAAGCCGCTCAAGGTTGCCCGCGTTCGGCTGGCGGTCAAAGTTTTCCTCGGCCGAGCGCAGCAGGCTAGCCGCGCTTTTTAGCTCATCAACCTTGCGATCGAAGTTGGACTCGGCGATGGTTTCGACCTGCGCGCCAATGTCAGCAAGCGCGGCTTGGAATGCGTCAAAGTTCTCGGATCGAATCGGGCCAGAGAGGGCGCCGATAAGGCGAGACTCTGCGAGGCGTTCCTGCTCAAGCAGGAAACGCTCAAGGTCGCCGCCGCCGGTCAGCTTTGCCAGGTTGTCGAGATTGACTGCCGTGCCCGCCTGCTCAGCGCGGGTTTTCACAATGTCCAGCAGTTGGATTACGGTTTGGAGCTGCTGCTGCGCCCCATCCTGGCCGTCACTGGCAAGCGACGAATTGAAGTTGGCGATCTGCCGCGGCAGCGCAGCAGTCACGTCCTTTAGCGACTCAAGCAGGGCGACGTTGCCGATGACGGCTTGATCGACTTGACTAATGGAGCCACGCCAAGTCGCATAAGCGCCAGCCAGCGTCAGCACCGCAGACGCCGCGGCGGTGTAGGGGTTTGCCTTGATCGTGGCCGTGAGCGCGGTCAGAGCGATGTTGGCGCCCTTGGCTCCAGATACGAGGCCCACGAATCCGCCAACGCCGGTAAGCACAGCAAGGCCGGTCGCCAGCACACGGGCGCCAGTGCCAGTCTCTTCGAGCGTGTCGCCAAGATTAAACACGCCGCGCACGGCCTCGGTCGCGGTGTCCGTGAGCCCGCGCAGCGCCGGGTTGATCCCGCCAACGATTTCGATCTGCGCCGCTTCGATTGCGGACTGCAAGTTTCGATAACTGCCCGTCAGGTTGTCGCCGACAGCCTTGGCGGCAGCATCGGCCACGCCCTCGCTGGCGCGGTTGGCCGCCGTCAGCTCGACTACCTTTTCGACGTTGGCCGACAACGCCAGCGCGGCGGCTTGACCGTAGGCGCCGAATAGCTGCTCAGCGTCGAAGGCCCCGATCTGCGCATCCCGCAGCTTGCGCAGAACCTCAACGAGCGTGTTGCTTTCGAGCGACACGTCGCGCTGCGACAGGCCAAGACGGCGGAGCGTCTCCGCGGCAGGCCCCGAGATGCTCGCCAGCCCGCGCAGGATGTTCGAGAGCGCCGTGCCAGCGCGGCTGGCCTGAATGCCGGCGTTGCCAAGCACGCCCACAAGCGCGCCCGTCTCTTCGATCGACAGGCCCGTAACCTTGGCGATGGGACCGACGTACGAGAGCGCCTCGCCAAGCTGGCGCACGCCCGTGTTGCTTTTGTTGCTGGTCTGCACCAGCACGTCGGCGATGCGGTTCAGCTCGGCCGCCTGGAGCCCGAAGATGTTGAGCGCCGAGCCGGCAATGTCCGCGGCTTCCCCAAGCTCCACAGCGTCGGCGATGGCCAAGTTGAGCACGCCGGGTAGCGCCTGGATCGCCTGCTGCGAAGTGAAGCCGGCACGTGCCAGCAGCAGCAGGCCCTCGCCCGCCTGGCGCGCGGAGAACTCAGTCGAAGCCCCGGCTTCGCGCGCCGCAGCTTCAAGCTGGCGCAGCTCACCCTCGGTTGCGCCGGCAACGGATCCGACCTGGGCAAGAGTCCGCTCGAAGCCCGAGAACGCCTCGACAGACGCGCGGACTCCGACAAACGCACCGGCTACGGCAGCGGCTTGGAGCGCGATCCGCTTCAGGTCTTCGATGCCGCCCTGGGCAGACTCGCTGATCTTCTGGCCCATCACCTGGGCCGAGTTGCCGGCAGAGACTAGCTTGCGGTCCATCTCGACCAAGCGCCCGGTCGTGTCCTTGTAGGCGCTTGACGCCTTGGCAGCGGCATCGGTCGTGGTCGTGATCTTGCTTGCGGCGTCTCTCTGCCGCTCAGCAGTGCGCCTGCTGGCCTGCGCCACCTCTTCTAGGTTGGTGGCCGTGGTCTTCGACACCTGCGCCGTGTCGATCAGCTCCTCGACTAGCTTTTCGGTCGCGGCCTGCGCAGTGTCAGCAGCTTTCGCCGCGCTCTCGAGGCTGCCCTTAAGTCTCTCGATGCCCTCCGACGCCGGCCGGCTGTCAATCTTGAGCTCGACGGAGGTCATTGAGGTAGTCGCGGTCCAGGGCCAGGAGGATCGTTAGGGCTTCGCGGCGCGAGTCGTAGCTGGTGACGTCGGCGAGTCTCAGGTAGGACTCGATCTCGGTAAACTTGAGGGCCTCAGGCCCGCTGAAGCCCATGCCGCGTTGCGCGCTCAGCTCGAGGAATGCGCTCTCGAACCAGGCCTCGTCTCGTTGCAGCTCGGGCAGGGCCAGATACTCGATCCAGCCCTGCCGCTTGCGGCCGCGCTTGGCTTCGACTCGCAAGGCATCCAGCTCGGCGCCCCACTTGCGAAACCAGCGCAGCCGCTTGGCTACTTTCCCAGCGTCTCCGCGGCGGCTTTCTCGCGGAAGGCTTCGCCGGTGCGCGCGCAGTCGGTCAGCCAGTCGTACAGATCGGAGTAGGCCCGATCGCACAGCATGGCCTTGAGCCGCTCAGCGCTGAATGGCACCGAGACCTCGACGCCATCGGGGCCGGGCTCGGTGACCTCCGCCCAGTCCACCACGACGTGCGTAGCGAACAGGACGGCAACGGTCTTGTCGATCGCCGCCGACAGCTCCGCGGCTTCAAGCCCGCGGCCGCGCAGCTCACGGAGAGCGCCTTCAAGCGCTTCGCGGTACGGCTTGTAGGTCAGCCGGCGAACGCGAAACTTGAAGCCGAGCGCGTGCGTGAACCACGCGCCGTTGTCGAGCGCGACGGTCGAGAGCTTGATCTTCTGGAGGCTGGGCATTGGTCAGAGGTAGCGGTAGATCCGGGCCTGGTAGCCGGCGGCAAGGTCTTCCTCGCTGGCAAACGCCACCTGGGCAAACACGTCGGTGTTCTTGCCCGTGGCATTGGCCGGCGCCTCGGTGAACTTGGTGCGCGGCAGGACGATGAGGTAGCCGTTCGCCTGCGAGTCGAAGGCCAAGAGGTCAATGCGGGTGAAGGTCCCGTTGGCGAAGCGCGACAGCAGCGAGCCATCCTCGATGTAGGCCTGGAGCGTGCCAGTCAGCGCGAAGGTGCCGGGCACGACTTGCGACGCGCCGAGCACGCCCAGCTCCTCGATCGGCCGCACGTTGTTGGCAACCTGAAAGCTGGCCGAACGCAGGCTCACACCGACGCCACCAGCCAGCACGGCGCGCACGTCCTGAGCAGGCCCGTACTCGGTGGTCTGAGGCTGGGCGATGTAGGTCGAGAACTGCGCCGCGGCCGGCGAGGTCATGGTCGCACCCTGGAACGCGAAGGTGCCAGAAATCGGCTCGCCCACGCTGAAGTTGAGCGTCCCTTGGTCCACGACGCAGCCGAGGTGCAGCTCGAACACATCGGACGCGAGGTCGAAGCGCTTCTCGATCGAGTACGAGCTGCGGGTCTGGCCGTCCTGCGCGTACTCGCCGATGGCCCACCAGGAGGAAGCGTCAGTCTCGGTGACGAACAGAGAGCTGCCGTCGTTTCGCACCAGCGTCAGGGTCGTGGTGCTCGCAGACTCGACCTGCCAGATGCCGTTGTTGCCCTGGTTGGTAGTGAACCCGCCCAGCTTGATCCAGCCCTGAGCTACAGCCGCAGCGGCGCCGTTCGAGTCGAGGATGTCAATCGTGGCCTTCGTGCCGCCCACGGTCGCGGTCAGGGTGAAGCTCCCAAACTCGCCAACCTTGACGATGCGCAGCGATTGAGCCACGGCATCGGCGAAGGGCGCGGTGCCGTCCAGCTTGAGCGCCAGGAAGGTGCCGGCGGTCGGCGTGCTGCCAGTGGCCACGCGGTAGGTGCCGACGTGGTTCCAGTTGCGCGCATCGGTCACGCTCACCACGTCGTCAGCGGCGAACACCGGCAGCTGATTGCCGGCCGAAAAGAACTCGAAGCGGGTCAAGTTAACCGCGATCGTCGCATCGAGCGGCGTGCCAGAGGGGAACGCGGCGACGCCCGAGGTCCAGTTGGGGGCCCACAGCGCGGCGCCCAAGTACTCGTCGAAGGCCTTTGCGCGCAGAGCGAAGTTGACGCCACCGCTCACGCCTTGCCCGGTTTGGGTCTGGCCTTGCGAGCGGCGGTTGCTCGAAATCGTCGGGCTGTCGGTGTAGCGCTTGTCGAGGCGCAGACTCTCGCCGGAGATCGGCAGGACGTTGGCCTCGCCGGTCGGCGCGACCTTGTAGGTCGTCTCCTTGGCGATGGCGACTCGGGTGCCTTCGGCGACTGCGGGCGCGTTAATGAGAGCCATGTCTGGTCAGTGAGCGTGGGTCAAGCGGTACGGGATCTGGATCGTGGTGACCCACGAGGGGCCTACTAGGCTCTGATCGGTCAAGGTCGCGGCGCCCAGCTCGATGCGGCCAGCCTTGGCCATCGAGAGGGCATTCGAGATCTTGTCGGCGATCGAGAAAGCTAGTCCGGTTCCGGTGCCAGCGGGCGTCACGATGTCGGCAAGGAAGGCGCCGATCTTCGTTGCGTCGCTGGACTCGGATGCTTGGTTAGGGATCTGCGCGCCAGTCAGGACTCTCGCGTAGACGCTGGCCTCGGTCACGGGCGGCGACTCCTGCGGAGCGTTCCCGTAGACCACCGTGAGGCCTGTACTCGCGGCGACGACTGCGGAGAGTGCCTGCCTGATCGCAGCAGATCCAAGCGCCCATGTACCCTCCTCGGGCGCTTCAATCTCCGAAGGTTTGCTTTTGGTTTCATCGGCCGTCCAGGCGAGGCGAAACGCTCTCGCTGCCCACCCTTCGCCCGCATCGGCATCGACCAGCTCGGGCTGGCGGATGCGCACCGGCCCCGCCGTGGTCTCGGTCAGCGCCGAGGCCAGCTGATCGGCGGCAGCGAACAGGCCGCCCTCGCCGGCGCCCGCCGGCCAGACCAGGACGGCCTCGAGGATGCCCCGGTGGCGCAGCCTCAGCCCCGCACCGAAGGCTAGGGAGTCAACGCCTAGCCACTGGATGTCCACGGCGGCCCAGGGCCCGGCCTCCTGGCTTTCTGCCGTGGCACCTGGCGCATTCGGCCACAGCACTTCGGCTCCCGGGGGCATGGCGGCATCCAGCGGCCTCTGGATGGCCTGGCGAAGCCTGGAGGCGATCTCCGAGTAGCTCACACCACCCTCCCGCCGTAGCTGGCGCGCAGCTCCTCGGCGGCCACCAACGTCATGCCGCGGAGCGCCTGGATCGAGCCCTGCTGCCGCGAGAAGGTCACGGCCTTGCCCCCGCGGCGGACGGTCACGGTCGCGGCCTTGCGGCCCTCGTCGATGATCGGGGCATATGCCACGTTGTTGGCGAGGTGCACCACGTCGCCCAGGCTCACGGACTCGGCCTTGCCCTGGTTCGCCGCGATAGTGGCCGAGCCGGACTGGTCCTTGGTCGGCGGCACGCCCTGGGGCGTCGCATTGAGCCCGAGCTGCCAGCCGCCGCGAAGCCGCCCTCCAGGGATGCGCCGGCGCTTGCTCCCGGGCTTCGGCGGCAGCCGCACGGGCGACAGGAGCACGACGCGAGTCAGCGCGTCCAGCGCGAGCCGGCGCACCAGGATCAGGTAGCGCAGCTCGAGATTGTCGCCCTCGTCCGACAATTGGAGGCTCAGGTCGCGGAAGCTCACGTGGACAGCCCCAGGACGAAAGCCGCGATCAGGTCGCCCGAGTAGATCTTGCCCACGGAAACGATGCGCCGCTCCCGACCGTCGAAGCGGACGATCTGCTCGACCTTGGGCTCGAACGTAAGCCCGAGCGCAGGCACGAGCGTGCCAAGCGTCTCCATGAGCTTGTCCGGCTCACCGTCGCGGCTGATCTGGTACTGGCTGGGCGGCGAGCACTTAACCGACACCCACTGGATGGACAGCGGCGTGGTCACGCCCGACGCGACGTCGTACGCCTCGGTCGTCACCCTGAACTCGATGGCCTTGCCGAGCTCCTGGACGATATCCAAGACCTCGGGCCGGATCTGGTCGTCTAGCTCAGTCACGAGCGCATCACGCTCCCGCTGCCACCACCCGCAAGGAGCGGCGAAAGCATGGACGAGACCAGGGCGATGATGCCGCCGGCCGCGCCGATCTTGGGGAATCCGCCAGAGCTGAGCGCTGCGGGCTCTGCGTACTTGGTCCGCCGCTTGATCGGGCCGACCTCGACCTCCTGCTCGACGATCGCTTGGTTGTCGGTCGTGGCGCTGCCACCGAGCGGCACGAGCGGAGCAGCAGCAGCAGCAGCCGCAACCGTCGCCGTGGCGCGCCGCAGCTCAAGCGGGACCGCCCCCTCGATGCTATTGCCGCGCTCATCGTAGGCGTACTGGCGCGGCCAGTTGAGCGATTGCCCGCTGGTGGCGATGTAGCCCTTCCAGCGAGTCACGAACACGGCATCCAGGTACTGCGTAGCCTGGCGCAGCTTGTTTTCCTTAGCCGACGTTGCAAGAGCCTGCCACGCGGAAGGGTCAGCGACCCACTTGCCGATGTAGTCGTCCGCATCGGCCACGCTGATGTAGCTCTCTGCACCAGCGACCGCGGAGCCGTCTTCGACGATCAGAGCCATCAGAGCACCTTGACGTAGGGGGCCTGCTCCATCGACTGGTCGAGCCAAGCCCAACGGTCTTCGTCGGTGGGCGCGGTCTCGCCAGGCCCGGTCAGCACAAATGCCGACTTTGCGTCGTGGACGTACTCGGCAGGGAACTCCGCTTGGAGCGCTTGCAGCACGGTCTGGATCGACATCACGGCCTCGGGCGGGTGATCCTCGGTTAGGACGTTCCACATGCCGCTGTAGGTGTAGGGTCCTTGGAACGCCACGCTGCCGGTGTTCTCGATCCAGACGGGCATCGAGGCGTTGTCGCGGCGCGCCTGGGCCATCTGCGGGCTGTTCGCCTCGATCATCCAAAGCGCCGACGATTGGCGCATGTTGATCAGGCCAGAGAAGAGGTTGGCCGGGTTCGATGCGTTGACCGCGCCGCCAATCGTCTGCGCCGCCACACCGAAGCCGTTGCTCCAGTGGCGCAAGAAGCGAGTGTGCAGCCAAGCCGGCGGGCTCGAGATCGAAGCGCGGCCCATGAACGCGGCGACGCGCGTCGGGGCCCTGAAACGCTCGATCGTCGCGGTCGAATCGCCGCGCTGAGGGCCGAACACTGCGAAGCTGCTAGCAAGGAATCCCGCGCTCTTTGCCCACAGCGCCGCGCGCCGCGGGCTCCGCGACAGGTCGCCAACCTGGAACGTGGCGAAGTGTTGCAGGCAGTTCACCACGTCGCGTTCTGCGCAGCGGCGCGCCATCTTCGCCGGATTGCTGCTATCCAGCGTCAGCACCTCGCCAGGGCCGAGGTTCCACTGCTGATAGTCGAACGCCCCCTGGCCCAAGATCGTCGGCGAGTGCGGCGTATAGCCGACCATCACCACGGCATCCCCGGCCTTGTAGCAGAGCCCCAGCTCGCCACCAAGGTCAGGGTCCCAGCCATCGGGCAGCGTGCCAGAGCCAGGCAGGAAGCCGCCGCCTTGGAGCACGTACACGCGCCGACGGCCGCCGGTGTCCGGCTTGATCGTCGGGTCGTAGTAGACGCGCGCTTGCTGGTTGGCAGTCAAGACGCCCGACGGGTCGTAGGCTACGACGTGATTGGGTCGAAGAAGTGCCATGCTCAGGCGGCAGTGATGTCGAGGACGCCGGCGTTGGTGACCCGCAGCGCGTAGCGCGTGCCGTTTGGGCTGCGGAGAATCAGCGGGCCATTGCTGGTGTGGTTCTCGACCGAGCCCGTGGACAGCGCGAACGTGAACAGGACGGCGCCGTTGCGCTCGAGCGTGATCGCGGTCGGCGTAGTGCGAAGGCGCACGTCTCCGAAAACTCCAGACAGACCGTCCACTTGGATGCAGTGCTCGGGAGCGCCGCCAGTGCCAACGGCAACGGCCGACTCGCTGACCTTGGCGCCGGTGCCCAGGTTGACGCTGACGAGGTGCGCGCCGTCGAACGCGAGCGCTTGACTGAAGAGGGCGCCGACTCCAGTGCCACCCCAGAGCTGGTTCACCACCGTGCCCAGGGAGTCAGAGATCGCGGCGCCCGAGAAGCCTGCCCCGCGGAGGTTGTTGCCGAACTCGAATTCGCAGCGGCGGCCGTTGACTGTGACGTAGCGCGCGCGCGGCAGCGTCGGGAGCCCTTGGCGCGCGTTCGTCGTGGTGCTGGTGACGTTTTGGCGCGCCCGGTCGATGGCACCAAATGCGCGGTGCCCAAGCTCGCGGGCAGCAGCGCCGGTGTAGTGGATCGCGTCCGCTTCGCTGGCAAGGCCGCCGCTCTCCACGTAGGCGCAATAGGGCACGTCGCGGGCGACCACGCGCTTGGCGGCCTCGATGGCAAAAAGGATCGACTCGGGCAGAGTCGGCGCGAGAGTCGGCGCCGGGATCGCGGAAGACGCCGTGCCGGTCAGCGTCCGCGGCATCTCCAGGATGAGGAACGGCTTGTGCGTATGGCTGCCGAACGCGTCGTTGATGATCGCGCCGCCGCGCAGATCGTCGATCAGGCGGATCAGCTCTGCGCTGTAGATTGCCTGCGTCTGCGCCGCCGTGTTGCCGGCGTTGTGCAGGTTCACAGCGTCGTTTTCGCCCTGGCACCAGACGAAGCCTTCGAGGATGCACCCTTGACCGATCGCCGAGTTGATCCTGGCGACAATGCGATCGCGGAGATTGTTCGCCAGCTTGTAGGTGCTGCCCGGGCTTGCACAGTTGCGCGCGGCGAGCGCGCCGGTGAAGCTCGAGCCGCCGATCGCGCCCATCGAAGCGACAAGACGCGCCTCCGTGTTCGTCCGCGCGAGCGACTGCATGAAGCTCATCGCCGGCGAGACGTTGATGTTGGCGATACTCCAGAGCGGCTCGTACTCGGTCGAGTTCGGCAGGTAAAACGGGAACGGGTAGCGCGCGGGGACGATCGCGTCGTCGACGTCCTGGCACTCAATGTTCGGCAAGAGCTGGTCAATGGTCAGCACCGACCGGCCCGAGTTGTAGCCGACCATGTTACTTTGACCGAGGAACACCCACAGGCGCCGCGGGGTCTCAGAGCTGGAGGCCATGAAGCGCCAGAAGTCGATCGGCGCGCCGGCCTCGGGGATCAGGACGTCTGCCATGGGTCAGTCCGCGTACAGCTCGACGGCCGTGGTAAGCAGCTGGTTGGGGCTCAGGATCAGCGAGTTGCCGAGCGCCAAGAAAGGCGCCAGGCCGTGCCTCGATATGGCGAGGAACGGCACGAAGGCCGCGATCTGCCCGGGGGCGTAGCTGAGCCACGCCTCGTTGACCGAGGTACGGCACAGGCCGCCGTAGGGCGTGGCGTTGATGAGGTTGTTCGCCAAGAGCTGGTAGCCAACGACTCGTTCGCGGGCGATCGGCTCTATCGGGCTGCTGCGCTGGCGCCAAGCGATTGACTGGGGCTGGCTGTCGCCGCCATTGCTGAGCGGGTAGCGGACGCGCAGATAGAAGAAGCCATCACGGCGGCGGAAGCGCTCGATCTCGCCCAGTCGGCTGTAGCGGTTCGCTGTCGCCGGCGTTGCCGCGGTGGTGCTCAACACTTCGGCCCAGCTCCCGAAGAGCGTGGTGAAGTCGTTAGTCACAAGCGCTTGGCGAAGCAGCAGGCCAGTCTGCGCAGCCGGCAGCGTCTCGATCGTCACGTCGATGTTCAGGCGGCTGTCGCGGCCGTCGTAGCGCCCCGAGCGGATGCGGAAGCTCGAAGGCCAGCGCACCTGGAAGTCCCCTTGCAGTTCAAGCACAAGGCGGGCGCCGCGGAGCGCGTTCGAGACGGTGAACTCCGTGTTCGAGGCTAGGATCTGCGTGCGATACAGCGGCCCAAAGAAGTCGATGACGCTGCCAAAGAAGGTCGTCTTCGGCTGCGGGCCAGCGAAGGCCTTCCACTTGGAAGACCCGAAGTCGAAGCCGTAGTAGGCGTCCACAAGCGCTTGGCTCGGCGGAGTCGTGGGCGCGGTGACGGTCTGGTTGACGAAATTCTCAAGCGCAATCCAACGAGGCGGGCGCGGGCTCTCGCCAACGCGGCGCAGGTGGCCGAATGCCCCGTTCGTGCCGTACTTCGTGCAGTAGCTGTAGACCCCCACAAGATCGACGCCAGCAGCAAGGCTCGTGGCGAAGAACTGCTCGTACTGGTCGAGCATCTGCACGTCGTATAGGGCTTCCTTGACGACCTCCACCTGCGCGCCGTTCGTCGGGATCGGGGACGTGCCCCCCTCGTAGTAGATGTACTGGAGCCCGCGGGACGATGAGCGCGCCTTGTGGTCTGCGATCTTCGCGCTGACCGTGCCGTTCAGGTCGGTCTGCATCGAGTTGATCGTGTTCTGCGCGTTCGCCAGGCCGCCAGAGTTGTCACCCCAGTACGGCGCAGTGGCGAAGGCCTCAGCGTTCGAGCTTGCCGACTCGAAGTCGAGGATCGTGTTGTTGTTCGAGTCGTCGCCTTCGTGGTGGCCGCCGATTACGCGCTTGACGCGCGCAGGGTTCGAGAATCGGGCGCGGAAGATCCCAAGCACCTGCCGTGCGCGCCGCGAGTAGAACTTGAGCCGTGCCTGGTATGCGTTTGCGTCAAGGCTAAGCGCGAGGCCTTGGGTCTCGCAGTAGGCGCCCTGGCCGTCGCTCGCGTCCCAGTCTGAAAAACCAGGGTTGAAGTCAAATAGCGAGTTCCAGATCTCGTTGGAGTACTCGACCCATACGTTGATCTGCGGATTCAGCGTCGAGTTGATGAGGTCCCCCATCGACTGGACAGCCGCGTCCGTGTACTTGTGCGGGATGCAGACGTACAGATCGTCCCCGGTGCGATTCGCCAGGTCGATCAGCAGCTCCAACGGCACGCCGCGGCGCGTGGTGTAGCGTGCGCTGGAAAGCGTCGCGCGGTCGCTCCAGTTGGCGTACGGGTGATAGTTGATCCGCTGCCAGTTCATTACCCGCTGGCACGAGAACGGCGCCATGTCGATCAGGAACGCCGGGTCCCACGGGTTCGCGGCGAGCGTCCCCTCGAACTCGGTGCGCGTGACGACGATATTGCGGACCGGGTTCCCCGCGTCCTGCTCGTCGATCCCCAGATAGATGCCCGCGCCGGTTGCCGCCGGGACGCTGAACAGAATCCGCCCAGGGCTCTGCGGCTTGGCCCAGAGGTTGTTCGATTCTTTCTCCTGGGGCACAGCGTCGAATCCCAGGATGATGCGGCCTACGCCCGTGTAGGTGAGAACGTAGTTGCCCGGCGGGTACAGGCCAGCCCCGTCCACGCCGGACACTTGCAGCTCACGGCACATGAGTGTTCCCGCGCGCTGGCCGGCAGAGAGCGTCTGCCAGCCGTTCGCGTCGGTCGCAACGGTGCCGCCGTTGCTAACGAAAAGACCGAAGGTGCCCGCTGCTTCGCTGAGCCAGGGGCGGCTCTGGAGAAACAGATTTTTGAAAGGGATCCCCGACTCAAAGTCCTCGAGGATCGCCTGGTTCAGGAGCAGCGGGCGCGCCATCCGTCAGGTCAGCCCTTGGCCTTGATCACGGCCTCGATCTTGGCGAAGACCGAATCGATCTGCTTGGCAAGGCGAGCCTCGACAGCAGCGATTTCGGCCTGCATCGCCTTGCTGATGCCCTCGGGCGAGTTTGCCGCTTGGGCCTGAGCGCGCAGCTGAAGCGCGGCGCGCTCTTCCGCCAGCTTGCGCTGGACGCATTCCGAGAAGTCGAGTTGTTCAGTCATGGGGATCAGCCGTTCGAGCGGATGGCGACGAAGCCGATGTTTTTGCGGCCCCAAACCCGGTTCCAGGTCGTGGCGGTCGCCAGGGTGGCGGCAGAGATCGTCGGAGTGGAGACCGTGCACTCGAAACCGGTCGGGTGCATCACGTAGCCGAAGCGGATCGTGATCTGATCCGCGCCGCCGCCATCGCCGACAAGCGGCAGGCGGTCGAACTCGATCGGGACCTTCGGCACCAGCGGCGCGTACCGGATGAAGCCAGGCTCCACCAGGTAGCTGGTGTACATGGTGCGCGAGGCGCCGTCGGCCACCGCGGGGCAGCGGTCGTCGATGAAGATGGTCATGCCCAGCGCTTGGCTGTAGTTCAGCGTCTGGGTGGACAGCGACTCGAACTCCGACAGCACGCGGCCGTTGGAGTCGATCTTCTGGAGCAGGCCCTGAATCGCCAGCTCGGCGGCCACAACCGAGTGGCAGACGAAGATCGGCGCTTGCATGCCCTTGTCCCCGCGGGTCAGGCGGGAAAGAGCGATCGCGGTCGGGCTGATCTTGTCGGTTGCAGCGGCAGCGCCGGCGGCAGAAGTGCCGGTGACGCCGACGGTAAACACCATGTCCCCCGAGTCGTTGGCGATGTTGTCCGCAACGACACCCGTGAGGGTCGCAACGAGGTCTCGCTGCTGCTGCTGGAACAGCCACTCCATCGCGCCACCCTGCATTGCGCCGTTGCCATACAGCAGGGCGCCGAAGGGGTCGTCCCCGGCCAGCATCACGGCCAGGTCCATCGTGCGCCACGAGTCGTTGCGGTCGATGCGGCGGCAGATCTGATCGTCAGCGGTCAGAGTCCGCGGGGTCGCCGAGTTGGCCAGGGTGTCGCTGGAAGCGTTGGCGGCAGCGTCGGCCAGCGGCTGCCAGAAGGGAATTCGGGCGATGATGCCCGAGGAGTTGGGAAAGAGCGCTCCGATGCTCGAGTCCGCTTGGGCGATGCCGCTGCGGATGATTCGAGAGGAGAGAGTGGACTGCTCGGCCATGTACTGGCCGAACACACTCGGAACGATCACGTTGGTGACTGCGGTTGCCATCTGTCAGTAGGTGGTCACTTGCTCGAAGCGGCTTGCGCCTTGAGCTGGTTGGCGAGGTCGGGGTTTGTGCTCATCAGCTCCATCTGCTTCGTGACGTTCACCTGGCCTTTCATCCAGGGATTGGGCACAGCAGCCCCGTTGCGTCCCGTGACTCCAGCTCCGACCTTGCCGTTCCCCTGGAACAGGTGGCCGAATCGCTCGTTGGTCGCCAGCTCTTCGATCAGCTCGTCGGCGCGCATGTAGCCAGAGCCGCCGGGCTTGGTCGTGACGCGAGGCCTGCGGCTCGCGGGATCGACCACTACGACGTGGAGCTGCCCGTCCTCTTCGAGCACGCTCAGGTGCTCGCGGAGCAGGTACTCGACACCGGGCAGCGGCTTGTGCTTGCTCTCGCGCAGCGCCTGGGCTTCCGCCTGGGCGAGCGCGGCGCGCTTGCGCTCTTCGCGCAGCGTCAGCACCTCGGCCTTGGTCTGGTCCAGATCCTTGCGGTACTGGGACTCGAGCTGCTTGCGGGCCTCCTCGATGGCCTTGATGCCACTGCCGGGAGGTTGCGCCTCGAGCTCAGCCAGGCGCGCGAGCTTCGCTTGCACGTCGGACGGATCGAGGTCTTTGATCGGGTCGAGCTTCGACTTGAGCTGGCGGACTTCGCCCAGCAGTTCGCTGTTTTTGGACCGCAGACCCGACACGTTGTCGATGCCCCACCCATCGGGAAGCTCGAGGATCGTGGCGTTGCCGTCGGTCTTGACGAATTGGGCGAGCCCCTCGGGCACGCCGTCTTTGCTGGCGAGTTGGAGTTTCAGAGACATTCGAGGCGTTCGGGCACTGCCCACGGCCACAGGCCGCAGAGAACGGGAGCGCCGCGCGCAACGAAGGCCCTGCCTACGCGCCGCGGCTGCCCCGTCTTAGGCGCGGCGCGCACTCGCCAAGCTTGCGTTTGGCCCGCGTTTGGCTTTCAGTCCGCGGTCAGCGCCGACAACGGCAGCGGCTTAAGGCCGGGCCCGATCATGTCGCCGATGGACAAGCCCTTGCTCCACAGTTCGAATCGCCCCTGACCCAGCCACTTGCGCTGGAACTCCTCAGGCTGTTGCTTGAGCCACCTCTCGAAGCTGAGGTCGCCAGGGACCGCGCCGTTCATCGAAGCCCTCGCGCCTGGCGGTGCATCGTCAACGTCGATGCCTAGCTCGCGGAGGCTCTTGAGCCAAGGCACGGTGCTCGAGCGGCAGCGCATGTGCATCGGCGGCATCGGGCCCTTGCCCAGCTCGAACGTCTTTTGGTCGAGGCTGGCGCAAACCTTCGAGGTCTGGCTGTCCAGCGTGGCGACGAACCGATAGCCCTTAATGAGCGCCGCGTTGGCTTCGTAGGTGGCCTGCCTGGCGTGCGTCGAAACGTGGTTGGCGGCCGTCGCCGCGATCGTCTCCGCATGCCGCCGGCTGATCGCCAGAGCCCCATCCTGATAGCCGGCTGCCTTGGTCCCGCTGAGCCGCTTGGCGATGTCCGTGACGCTCTGGCCGGTCTGGAGTCCCTGCTGGATCTCCGAACGCACGCGCGCCTTGGTCGCATCTCCAAGCTCGGAGTACCACGCCTTGAGCACCTTCCCCTGGAACGGGCGCGCTCTGACAATCGATCGAAGGTAATCGGGAGAGGCCTTCTGGAACGAGAATTCGATCGGAACCGATCGGGCAAGCGCAGATGCGGCCCAGCTCGATTCGACCTTGGCGATCGTGAGGAGCGTCTTCTGCGCAGCACCTCGCATCGACGAATAGGCCTCGTCGGTCATGTTGTCGAGCTTCTCGTACAGGGCCGCCAGGCGCTTGCTCGTGGCCTCGCTGATGTCCTGGCCGAGCTGCGGAACGTTCGGCAGCCTGGCCATGACCTCGGCCAACAGGGGCCGCGCAAACTCCATGTCAAAGAACCGCGACTGCTCACGCGCGAAGCCCTCCCGGACCCGCAGCGCCACGATCTGGCGCCGGATGATCTGGTCCAGGAGGATCTCGGCCGCGGTCTTGTTGTCGGTCATTGCGGGGGCTCAGGCTGGCCCAGGGGCGGCGGGTTGTCGCCGAGGTCCGGCATGTCCGGCAGCTCGCCCTCGGCTTCGGCAAGCTCGATGACCTCCTGGACGTTGACCGACTCGCCGAGGACGCCGCGGCGTTGCAGCTCGTTCAGGTAGGTCTTGCGGTCGATGTCCTTCCGCGCGCGGCCGGCTTCGAGCGTGCGCAGATGCTCAGCTTGCGCCAGGGTCGAGTTCCAATCGGAGTAGCACTCGACCGCGAAGTCTACGGGGAGCGCCTCGCCAGTCCACATTGCGGCGAAGCGCAGGGCCTCGACAAGACGCGACTCGAGCAGCCGCACCCACGATTGGAGGACCGTCTGCGAGCGCTTGTCGCCGCTGTTCACCTCGGTTGCGGTCCTGGCGGCCGCCTGCTCGACCATCGGGCGCGCGCCCAGCTCACGCATCTTGCTTTCGAGCCGCGCGATCCACTCTGCGCGCCGCTCCAAGCAGGCGCCGGTGGGCTCAACGAACGTCAGCTTGGCGTTCGGGTCGCGGCTGGCGTTGAGCGTGTTCGGCCCGAGCACGATGCCCTTAGACACCTCGTCCTCGCTCGCGCCGGCGAAGAAGAGGCCGCCCACGCTCGAGGCGAGGTTGTTCTCGTGGTCGGAAGTCTGCTGGAAATGCGCGGCCTCGATCTCGGCCAGCGATTGCAGCGGCGGCTCGGCCTCGAAGCGCCCAAGGTGTCCGAGGTTGAGCGTCACCAGCGGCAGCTCGGGCAGCGAAAACTCGCCTTCCTCGATCTTCTCCCAGTCGCCTCCGTTCTTTATCACCTTCCAGACCGTGCGAACGTATCCACCGCCAGGCTGAAGGTTGAACTCGATGATTCGCGGCCGCTCGCGCTCGGCGTAGCCTTCGGAGTAGATCTCCAGGTCGCGGATGCGCAGGTGCTTGATCTGCCCGGCTTCGTTGGCATTGCCAGCGATGACGCTCGACAGGTCAAGCAGCTTGAGCAGTGGGCGATTGCCGGCCTGGTGCTGCTCGGCCAGGGTCGCGGCGGGAACCTCGGCCGAGTAATCGACCCACACGTGAGCGACGCCCTTGGCGATGGCGCGCGAGAGCCAGGCGCAAGCCAAGGCTTCGAGCGAGGCGCCCTCGCCGCTTGCGTTTCTCAGCAGGACCTCGAGCCCAGGCGGCAGATCGTCGCTAAGAGTCAGCGTCTTCTCGAACGGCTTGCGCGAGAGACCGTCAACGGCGTCAGAAAAAAAACCGTGGCATGTCGATCGGTGCAGGCGGTAGAAGTACGCATCGAGCGGCTCTTTGGGCCACTTGGGCAGCGCCTTTTCCTTGAGGCCGCGCATCCCCTCGGTCTTTTGTAGCAGCGCGTCGATCATCGGCCAGCGCGGGCTCATGCGTAGGAACCACAGCGACGGCGTGCCGGGTCCTTGCGACTGGCTGCCCTGCCCTAGGAGCTTGGCGTGCTGGTCGGGCGCATAGCCGTCCGTGAAGGGGATTTTGTCAGCGATCATTGGGCGGTGGTGAAGCGGCCTTGGAGCAGCGGCGAGCCGGTGACTGGGAACTTGTTGTGCACGAGATAGCCCACGGCGTCCGACAGGTGCGAACGCATCGGGTCGCGCGCCTTGTCGATGTCGCCGTTCTTCCACACAAGCTGCTCAAAGTCCTTTTGCAGCTCGGTGCAGCGCGGATGATGGAAGAGCCGATGCCGGCCCGTGGCGGAGCGCAGTAGCGCGTTCACGCTGTTCACGCGATCCTTGACTGCCGGGTTAGTGCGCGACTTGTGGACCGTGGGCACGATGCCGTGCGCGCGCAGCGCATCGGTGAGCACCTTCCAATCACTCGCGCCGGTCTCCCGGTTGCGCCCGTCGGTCGCGTCGCCGTCAAGATTCCACGGGCCCTTGTGGAGCTTCGCCCAGGCGGGATACTCTGCGCGCCCGGTGTTGCCGCCTTCGGCGAGCAGCTTCGCCATGCGCGGGATCGTGCAGTCGCGGGCGAAGACCTCGGCGACAGCGTGGACCTCGCCCGATCCAGTGATCTGCACCAGCGCCCAGCCCATCGAGCCGATGTTAAAGTCCACGCACAGCCACAGCGGCAGACTCGCGTCGTAGTCGTTGCCTCGGCCGTTGACCTCGCGTGCGTACGAGGAATAGACCTTGCCGACGCCCATCACCCTGAAGTCCGCGTCCAGCTCCTGCGCGGCCATGTCTGGGTCGTAGTCGTCGTAGATGCGCTGGATGTAATCGGGGCGCAGGTGTGGGTTGTCGCGCGTCGTGGACTTAAAAAAGGCGTGCGTCCCTGGGCGCCCTTCGCCGACGAACTCGGCGTAGAACGCGTCGAAGCCGTTGGGCGTGGTCGTGCAGAGCATGCGCGGCTTGTCCACGTGCGGGCACGAAAGGCGGCCCTTCATCACGTCCAGGGCGCCGCGCTTGGCGTCCCGCACCTCGTCCATCCAGACCGACCCAAGCTCGGCGCCGCGCAGGTGGTGGACCTTCTCGGTTGAGCGGTACTCGATGCGCGAGACGCCCCGCGGCGTGCTGATCTCGAAGCGCCGCTTGCTGGACATGTGCCGCCAGTCAACGCCCCATTGGTCTAGCGCCTCGATCAGGTTGGGGATCGTGACCAGCTCGAGCTGCGGGTAACTGTTGGCCGTGGCCATGTGCAGCGACCGCGGGAAGCGGACTGCGCGGTCGACGATCCAGTTGCGCCCGAAGTAGGTCTTGCCGCCGCGGATACCAAAGCAGAGGCCGACGAACGGCTCCTCTGCCATCCAGGCCGCGCCCTGCGCCTCGTTGAAGCGCAGGACCAGTCCTTCGGATTCCGCGACGGCCTCGGTCAAGGCTTGGGTTCCTTCTCGGCCTTGGCCTTGCCTGGCACCTGGACGATGACGGTCTGCACCTCGGGCCCGGTACGAACGTCGATCGTGGACTCCTCGCGCCACTTGCCGATGCAGCGCAAGTAAAACATTGCGGCCTGAAGGAAGCGCGGGTCGTGCTCGCATTGGATCGCGGCTCGCATCAGGGCGCCGCCGACCTTTTCGACGCCCATCGCTCGCCCACGGCTGAGCGAGTTCATGCAGTGCTTCTCGATTTCTTTCGGCGATCGGCGGAGAACGAATCCGATGTCGTCACGTGACAGGCCGATCGAGGCCATGCGCTCGATCTCGGAACGCTCTTGATCGGTAAACGGACCCCCTTCGGGTTCTTTGTTTTCTTGTTCGGATGCGCGGGCGCGACTAAGCATATTGAATCCTGCTCAGAATCACCTTCAGCCAATCAACCAACACTCAAGCAATCTCAATTGCAGAAGTATTAGCTAGCTGAATACCATCAACATACTCACAAGGTGAATAGCTCCAAGCGTTGAAGCTCCGAGCTAGACTCCTGGCTATCAAACAACCATCTTGATGTGAG